CAAGTTGAAACACATCATGGGGAAGGATCATTCCCATGTCAAGCTATTCAGGGGAACGATTTGGAAATCGGCGCAAGACTGAAAAGTGAGCGAATCCGGCTGGGCAAGAGCCAGGCCGAGCTGGCGGCCACTACTGGTGTGGCGAAGAAGTCGCAGACGAATTACGAGCTAGGGCACAGCGCGCCCTCGGCCGAGTACCTCGCCGCGGCCGCGTCCGCTGGCATCGACGTGCTGTACGTTCTAACAGGGGCCCACTCTCCGCAAATGTCGGGAGATGAAGCGCAACTGCTGCGCCGCTATCGGGAGAGCTCTCCTGAAGTTAGGGCGGCGGTCCTAGGCGCACTCGGAATTGTTGCCGTTCCCATTTCGGGCGGCGTGCAGATCGGCAACGCTTCGCAGATCATCACCGGTGGCGATGTGAATCAAAGCAACGCGCAGTTCCACATCAGCGCGGGCAAAAAAAAACAAACTCCCGGAAAGTAACACGCACGACGCTCTATCCCGCTACTTCGGCCAGTACGTAGCAGGTGGCCTTTCGGCTAGGGAGATTCACTTTCATTTCGGCTGATTTGCCGCGCTGCACATATCGGCTGGCCGGTGAAGTAGTTGAGTTTTTTGCGCGATTTGGCCAAGCGCTGTGCGCAGTTTTTGTGACGGCTATGCGGTAGTGCCAACGTCCGCTTCCGAACTGAATGGATATTGCTCAGCTCGGGTGAATCGATTCGTGGATGGCTGAAGAGGTGCTTGGTGGAGCCAATCGAGAAGATCATGGCGTTGCCCCAAGGCGAGCTCTTCTTGGCACTGACGCTATTGGCGCTGTTCGTGCTCGCCATGAAAGCCGTTCTAGGTAGCTACTATCGGCGAACGGGGCGGCCAAGATGGAAACTCGCACGCGGCATGTCGGAGTTTCCATACCTCCATTTGAATACACGTGAGTGGAGCGTGACCCTGCTGGTTGCGGCGTCCTACCTGACGTCCCTCGCGCTCGTCGCCAAGTTCACGTAAGGGCTGGCGGTGCATGCTCACACACCTGACGCCGGCGGGTGGCGGAAGATGACCGATCGCGCGGGCAGCCCGCGATGGCGTGCCCGCTTCTGGCCGCCGACGCACCGCGCCGCGCAGGCCCCCGCCAGCTGAGGACGCGGGCGGGAACGGTGTTTTCTCTCTTCACGGAAGGGGGCGTAGTGTGAGGACTGCACAAACGCCGTGAGACCTTGCGGCCCATCTTGGAGAGCCTCGTGCAACTCCCCGCGCGAGGACGCTATGAACATCCGTGTCTATTCTGCGCCTACGGGCTATGTGCTCGTCGACGGCTTCACTTCCGCACCCAAGTGCATGCCTCCCGCGCAGCTGGTGTTTTCCATCTCGAGCGAATGCCTGCCCGCCGCTGTCGTGCAAATGCTGGAATGTGCGGTCGCGCAGACCGGTATGCTTGAGTTGCGCGAAACGTGGGCGAACTATCTCTTCAGTGACTTCCCCGGCTGGGAACGTCACCAACGTCGCGCCTATGAGTTGGTGGGATGAGATGGCTGGCATGACTGCCATCGAGATGCTCTGCGTACACATTGCGCGAACCGCGACGCGTGCGCTTCTTCATGTTTCCCGTGCCATCCGCGTGGACAGGTGACTGCATGGCAACCAAGGGTGCAAAGACCTCCAGGCCATTGATTGCCATGTTCCGGTTTACCTTGGGCACTAACCAGAGTATTGGCCCCAAAGATCTGCAGTCGATATGGGTGCGGGCGTCGCAGTTGGTGGACGTCAGCGTTGGCTGTGTCGCCGGAAAAGGGCCGGAAGACAAGGCGACATATTCGCTTTACGCAACCCAATCCTTAGACGGCCTCGCCGATGTTGAGGCGCGCTTGCGTCGTCTTCTTGACGAGCGAAACCTCCGGGCCGCGCTGTTCTGTGTGCACGCGGGCGCACGTTAGCCCGCATTGCGATATGTGCTTCGTGCAAGCCACACGGCTGTGGCAATGGGTCAGAGGACCGTGTCCATACGATCGATATTCTGCCGTACCTCTTCGAGGACGAGGGCGTACGCGCCAATTGCACCCATCACGGTGCTAGGCAGTCCCGCGAAGAACATCCGTGAGGTGATCTTCAGCTCGTGCCGGTTGGATATCGTCACTGCAGCGGTCCAGGACGCGCCTAGCGTCTCCCTGCGAAGCTCGACACGTATCTCGCGATCGCGGTACACGCAGGGGCCGTTGTTCCAGACGACCCCATCGGTAAGCAGCCCAGCGGCGGCGTTGAAATCTCCTTGATGGTACCGCCGTCTTAGCTCCTTGTTCGAGAAGGCTCGGCGGCTAGCATCCAACAATTGATTCTGCCACCAGTAGCCGAGATCGGTCGGAACTTCATCCACTGGTGGTAGCCCAGATACCGCCACATTCCAAGCGTGCCAATGCTGTGCGGTATCGGAAGACTCATTTGCCGCGTGCAGCATCGCCGCATCGATCAGCTCAAGCGCGCCGAGCAAGTCCGTGCGCGTCTTCAAGAGGACTCCTTGCATCTCCCCCGGCGAGTGCGAGGCGAGATGCGGCCAGAAAGATCATCGGTTCGGAGGGCGGGACGGCGCTTCAAACTGCGATTGCGACCGTGCGACTCGGGAAGAGCGGTTCGACACTGCGTCCCGGTCTTCATCGAGAGTGCGCGCGGGAACGTTAGGCAGGTGTGACTCCATGTCGAGCCACTGGGCCGCTAACTGCCGCCCTGGGTAACGAGCGGTAAAGGCGATAGCGCCGGTTTGACTAAGTCGGGCTCTGGCTGAGGCTCTGGCTTCGCAGGCGTTTCCACGCCGGTGGGTTCGGGATTTGGCTTTGTGGCACCGGCCATGGCACTCAGCGTCGCGATGCTCTGCAGATAGTCCAGTTCCCAAAGAATGCGCCGCTTCTTCGCGTCCAAGAGGAGAAGCTCATCGGCGGTGAGCTGCTGGCTCGCCCAAGCTTCTTCCTGTATCGATAGGCGCGCCCGCAGCATGTCGTAGAACTCGGGCCGCTCATCGGCTCTGGCGAGGAAGCGGATGTTGGCTAGCGTAAGTTCTTGATCAGTAATCATGGCATTGCGCCGCGGACTGAGGCGCTCGGCACTGCCTGATCCAGCAGCCACCGGCGTCGCGAACCAATTAGCGAGCGCGCTTCTACTACTGAGAATTTGATGTTTGCCTTCAGTACTCTGTTCTGACTGACGACAATTCTGCTCCGTTCCAACAAATCAGCGGAGCGCGCCGCATACCGCGCGGGACGCGGGCCTCGTGTAGGTGCGGACATGTCTACCTCGGAGGGAGAACCGCACGAGAGGCTCGGGGCTGCGGAGATTCTCCGCTGTGTACAGCCGGAGTTACGCCTGTCCCTGTGATGACGGCGTTGACATTTGGTGTCCGCTTACTCAGTGCAGGAGTTCCCCCTTGCCGTCACCCTCGACTGGCATCCGTTTCGAGCTCCAGCCGGGTCGTGAAGCCGCCCACGCCGGTGATGTTGTGCGTGGCCTTGGCGATCAGCCAGGCCGTGTCGTCGATGTCGGGTTTAAGGCCGCGCACGCGCAGCTTCTGTTCCGGGAACAGGTCTGCGCGCCCGAGCGCGAGCGTGAATTCCATCGTTGCCGCGCCGCGGCGAATGCGGTTCCACTCCGCGTTCGCGTGTTCCTTCGCCTCGGCCTCGCTGTTGTAGGTCTCGCGCAAGCGCTTCGCGTTGCCACTGACGCCGACCAGCACCGACTTGCGGTTCGCGCCGGGCTTGTTGTTCCAGTACGCGCGCACGCCGCTGTACGTCTCGCGATCGGCCAGTGAGTAGCGGTGGCGGTCGCCCGCGGCGCGCGTGATGAGCGCGCTGGGCAGCGGCGTGCCGCCGGCCGTGGTGCCGCTGCCAATCGGCATGAAGACCAGGTTGCCGGCCTTGACCGTGGCAACCGCGTCGTAACGCTGCCCCAGCCGCGTGAGCAGGTGCACGTCGCTCTCGCCGGTCTGGTCCAGGTGCGCGATTGCGATGCCGGCAAGCGCCGGCGCAATGCGCGCCTGCAGGCCGTGCTCGCCGGCGAGGTTGCGCACGACGTCACCGAGCGTGACCTGGTGCCAGCTGCGTTCGCGCCGCGTGCGCATTGGGTGCGTGAGATCCGCGCTGCGGGCGCGTACGGTGATCACGTCCGGCGAACCGCTGTGCTCGACTTCATCGACGCGGAACGTGCCCTTGTCGACCAGGCCGGCGTCGATCCAGCCGAGCGCCACGGACAGCTCCACGCCGCGCCGCGGTAACGCCATGCGGCCGTCGTGGTCGTGGATCCGCAAATCGAGCTGATCGGCTTCGCCGCCGCGCGCCTCGGTGAGCGTCAGGTCGAGCAGGCGGGGGCGCATGCGCTCCGTCAGATCCTGCCCGTCGAGCACCACGCGCCACGCGGGGATGGAGTAGGGCGCCGTCTCGGTGCTCATGCGTGCACGGCCAGCTCGTCGGCGTTCGCGCTTTCGTCGACGCGCAGCAGCGACAGCTGGAACTCGATGCGGCGCGCCGCGCCGTCCTCGAAGAACAGCGTCTTGGTCGCCGTCATCGACGTAATCGCGAACGCGCCGTAGACCACACCAGTGCCATCGACGAGCGACAGCGGTCGCCCTTCGTTCGCCAGGTCGCGCAGGAGATCCAGCGAGGCGGTGCTGCCGGTGAGCGGCGGCGCCACGATGCCGCTCAGTTCGATGGTTTCATCGCCCGGGCCGATGTACTGGTGCGCTGCACGTGCGCCGACGCGCTCGCTGCTGGCGTGGCGCCACGACATCGCGTGTTGCAGCTGCTGGTACGCCAGTTCGGGGAGGGAAAACACGAACGTGCCCAAGGCCATCATCATCGCGGCGTTCCTCAGTCCTCGTAGTCGCCCAGGCGCGAGCGCTTGCGCGCGGCGTCCTGGCGATCGCGTTCGTCGAGCTGGCGGCGCACTTCGGCGCCGATCGCCTGCGCGTCCATGCCGGCACCGTGGATGTGGATCTCGTAGTGGCGCACGTCGGCGGCCGCCGCGGCGGGCGTGCTGCGCGAGATAGGCGGCCGAGAGTCGATCGCCATCGCAGGCGATGCCGCCGCCGCGATCGCGATGCCGGCGCCCGCCTGGCGCATGCGCTGGCCGAGCGCATCGATCTGGCGCAGCGGCGCGCTCTGGCCGCGCTGCAGGCCGCCGGCGAGGCCTTGCATGGTGTAGCCGCCGAGCTGGGCGAACACGCGGGACGGGCTGTGGATGCCGAGCTTGCCCTTGAACCAATCCACCACCTTGCCGGCGATGCCGGTGATGGTGTCGCCCACGGCCTTCAGGCCGCCCAGCAGGCCGCGCACGAGCCCCTGCATGAGCTGGCCACCGATCGACTGGAAGCGCGTCCACAGGCCGCCGAGGAAGCCGAGCACGCTATCCCAATGCGTGATCAGCAAGCCGAGCGGCGACCAGGCGAACACGCCCTTCAGGAACTCCCACAACGTGCCGGCCTTTGCCTTCAGCCAGTCCCATGCTTGGCCGACCGACGCGCTGACGCTTTCCCAGATGCCGCTCAGCATCGGGCCGATGGTTCCCCAGTTCTTCCAGATCAGGTACGCGACGCCGGCCAGCAGCATCAGCACGATGCCGATCGGGTTCGCGGTGATCGCCATTCCCACCATGCGGATGGCGCCGGCCACCAGCGGCAGCACGCGGCCGCCGAGGCCGAGCAGCAGCTTCGCCATGCCACCGAACAGCGGGCCGGCGGTGGTGAGCGCCATCTGCAGGCCCGCGAAGGGCATCAGGATCGTGCCCACGGCCAACGCGAGCGCGCCGGCGGCGATCACCAGGCCGGCGAGCACGGCGGCCACCTTGAACAGCGTGCCGGCCAGGCGCGGGTTTTCCTTCGCCCACAGCTGGAAGCGTTCGGCGGCGGTGGTGATCAGCCCGATCAGGTTGCGAATGTCCGGGGCGGCCGCTTCGGCGACCGTGGCCAGCCCATTGACGAACGTGCCCGACGCGGCGTCCCACAGGTTGCGCAACGTGCCCAGCTGCGAGTTGACGCGCTGCTGCAGGCTCGCCTGGTTCGCGAGCTTGCTCTGCACCTCCGCGTATCCGCCGGCGCCCTTGGAGATCAGCAGCGACACCGCCTGCAGCGTTTCCGCGTCGTCGCCGAACAGCTTCTTGATGACCGCGAGGCGGTCGGCCGTGTTGAGCCGTTCCAGCTTCTGCAGCTGCGCGAACAGCTGATCGAGGCCGCCGAACTCGCCCTTTCCGTTGGAGAAGTCGAGCGCGATGCCGGCGTTCTTGATCAGGTCGTTGGCCTTGGACAGCTTCGTCTCGTCGAGCGACGCCTGGAACACCTTGCGGAACGCGTTGCCCGCCGCTTCGCCCTTCATGCCCGCCTGGTCGGCCATCACCAGCAGCGGCGCGAATATGCGCGCCGCGTCGATGCCGGAGCGCTTGAGCACGTCCATGGAGGAGGTGAGCTTGCTGAAGCCCTGCAGCATGTTGTCGGCGTCGACGCCGAGGTAGAACGTGCGCTGGATGACGTCGCTCAGCGCCATCATGTCGCGCTCGCTGGTGCGCGTGGCGTCCTGCAGCTTTGCCGCGAATTCGGCCGCTTCGCTGTAGCCCATCTTCAGCTGCACGCCGAGGTAGCCGGTGGCTTCGCCCAGCCCGCCGAGGATGACCTTCGCCGACATGCCTTGGCGACGCAGCATGGTCATCATTTCGTAGAAGTCGGCCGTGGTGCCGGGCAAGCGATTGCCGAGCCGCTGCGCGAGCGCGTC